AAATAACGAAGTAGACTTTCTCTTGTTAGATCAGTATCGTAATTATTTTGGAATGTTTTAAGTTCATAGACAGGATTTCCAGGCTGTTCTAGAAATTCATAATACTTTTCTAAAAACTCGACGAATACTGGATACTCTGAGCGAATAAACTCAGGTAACTGTGATTCTACTAGCGTTGAAACTCTATTCAGACTTGACATATTAGGTTACTTTAACCATATCAATTGTGACTTGTGATTGATTATCGATATCCAATGTAATGATTGTATTTCTTTCAGAATTAAACAGAGTATTTTTTGGTGTTGCATAGAATCTTAAGATCTTGAAACTATCTTTAACATCTAATGGATTAAATTGAGATAGTGTAATCGTTCCAATCAAATAGTCAATTGTACCAGCATTTTCAGAAAACACAATCTTAATATTGTTGTTGTCGAAATAGTATGATCTGAGTTTACCAGTTGTATTCTCAATCAATGGCTTTAGCACGACATTTGTTAATAGGTTGTCATCTTGATCGTATGCTTTGATTGATGCTGTTGAATAATCAGAACCTGATTTATCTATAATTACAGAAGTAATTTTACCATTGGTAACAACTGCTCTCAATGATGCGCCGATGCCGTCACCGATAACATCTAATCTCGGAGTTGTAGTCAAATTTGATCCACCAAGAATGACTTGAACTGCTGACACACCTGTTGATGATAGTGGGACTTCTTCGAAGTAGAATTCACGTAGAACACCTTCGTTATCATATGCAGTATATGCTGGTGCAGAGCTGATGCGATCTGTTCCTGTTGAACGTTTCAATTCAGTGAAAAATTTCACGATATAATTTCTTGACGATCCAAGGATTGGAGTCAATCTCTTTTCAATCTTAACATCAACGTCGTTACTGACGATTGATGGATGAGCCATATCAATTTCGTGCATCAATCTTGAAATCTTGAAGTATGAATTGAACTGATCAAGATAGGTATTCGCATAGTTATTGATGCGTGTTCGAACTAATGATGACAGTTCGCCTGGAGTCAATGTTGTTGCAGTTGGATCATATGTAACACGAACGTTTAAATTGAGATAATTGAAGTCTGGATCAACAAACTCTGGCGTCACTGTAAGAATGCTAATTGGATTGATAACAGTGTTAATAATATAATCTTTTTCTGTTCTAGAAATCTCATATCCAGATGATGGTTTTGCAGAAATAAACACTTTACCATAAACTGGTGGATTATTTTCTTCACCACCCCAAACGTTGACAGCTTCGAATGATGGATAGCGTTGTTGAATGAGCGCAATGTAATCGTTTTTGGTGACAGCGCGACCATTTGAAGCATAAGTTTTTGGTGCAAGAGCCTTAATCGTTTCAATTGATTCCGCAGCTGCACCACCAGCAGCAACCTGATCAACAACAATTGTGCCTTCTGTTAAACCACCAACTGAATCAAGAAGTTTAAATGATGTTGCCTTGTTGGCTGTTCTACCTTTACTGATTACATAAGAGATAACAACAATGTTACCGTCTGTAAGTTTCTTACCAAGAATATCACTTCCGAAATAAATCTTATAATTTCCATTAGTGATTTCGTCTAGAAAATAAACTTTACTGTCTGAAGTTAGCGTTGTTGAATCTGTTGCAAGTGTGAATGCTTCTTGAGTTAGATCTACTGTAGAATTTTGAACAATCACTTCAATGGTTGAAGTGTCAATATCTTTATCAAGCAATTTGAATTCTTGTAATGGATTCAATTGTTCATTATAAGTGAAAACTTGAGTGACTGGATTACCTTCGAAAATATCAAGATCGCTGAAGGTAAATGCATTGTTTGATTTTGTAACAGTTACTTCATCTAAGTTAGTGAAGATGTAGTTTACACCATCAATGGCAGAGGAAGCAAACTTTGTAAACTTTGGTAATGTAAGAGAAGTGATACTCGCAACCCCTGGATTGCTTGCAAGCGTGAAACTTAAATCAATACGAGCCTTCGCGCTGTGGATAGAAGATGGGGTATATCCCAACATCTTTGCATGAGAAACAACTGAGTCTCGGAGTGATGCGCTGTCCAAGAAAGATTCGTTAGCAATCATATTCATATAGAACGACAAGTAGTGCGTGTTATATGATAGAAGATCGATCAGCTGAGATAACGTTGAACCTTCAAAGTCGTAGTCTGCAAAGGTGCTCTGAGACTTTAAAAAATTCTTGAGGCTAGACTTAATTGCAAAAAAGTCTGGCTCTGAAATAACTAGTTTGCTCTCGACATTTGCCATTTTATCTTAACCTTTGAAGAAATAAAGCCGTTGTTATAGGTTTAATCGAATTTAAGAGATAAAAACGAATCGTAACATTAAATCCGTCTAAATCGAAATTTGGAACAACATTGACGTAATCAATCTTAACTCTTGGCTCATAGTTAGTCAGACTTGTAATGATTTCTTCTTTAATGTTCATTGCAGTCATATCATCTAACGGCTCAAAGAGCTGAGAGAGCACATCACTGCCGAATTTTGGAGTAAAACGACGCTCTCCAAAATTTGTCATAATGATGTTCCGAACGGCGCTGATAATAGCATATTCATTCGTTTTGATCGCGACATCTTTAGTAACTGGATGTTTACTAAATTTAATGTCAAGATCTGAATAAACGCGCGACGTTCTTTCCATTTATGGTTCCTCTAAATGGTTATTTATGTCTTTGACGGACGGAGAATTGTAACAATTTGCGCACCACCACTACCAACTACAGACACATCTCCGACGCGAGTATCTGCAACGTCAAAACGTGGATCTGGTTGCTGCGAACCGCCGATATAAGTTAAATTTCCATTGATATTCTTATAAACAAAGTTCACGTGATCGTTGTTCCAGAGAACAACGTCTCCAGGTTGAGCGTCAACTGGATTAACGCGACTAAATCTGTAATCCGCAATTCGAATTTCAACGTCCTTTGGATTTGGAGTCTGCACATAACGATATCCGTTTTGCTTCAATCCAAAGTTGACGAATGCTATAGCCCAGTTAGATTGATCGCTCATATTCCATGGCTCGTTCATAAATCCAAGATTTCGCCATAGACTGAGAATATTTGGATTTGAAGGTTGTCGTTTACCCTTGAGATCCACTCCAGACTCTCTCCAGTATCCATTGGCAGCTAATAGAAGTTGCTTTTCAAACCACTGAGTGATATCCGCTGAATCGTTAATGACAATCAGATCCTCGCCGACTTGATTTTTAAGAATCAAATCAGATCCAGAACTTAAAATAGGCGGCATCAATCGTTTTGCATTGCTGTAAATAGATCGGTAATTTTCTGGATTTGCCAAATAGTTTGCCAAACTTCTATTGTTTTCAATATTAATTTCTTCACTCAATCGTACGAGTTTATCTGGCTCGAGATATTTCTGAGCAGCTGTTGGTGTTCCTTTCTTGATCGGTTTTGTCAAATAAGAAGAGGCATCTAATACTTCTTGAACCTGCTTGACAGTAATTTCTAAAGTCTCGGCGATTTCGTCGAAGTTTTTCTTACTTGAATAATACAAATCGATAATCACATTAGCGTCGATCGCAGAATTACTCGAGACCGAAGCATAAGCATTTACTGCAGAATTACTGATAGTTGCGCCGACAACAGTAAGGAGATGTGAGTCGCCATTTGAGTCAACTCCAGTTGCAATCATATTTGTATTTGTAGCATTGAGCGCGCCATCAATATCAATAACTGATCCAGAAACTCTGGTTTTATCGCCTTTGAGATTTAAGATTCCAGCTGTGGTGAAGTAACCAACTCCAGCTGAGTTGATTGATACGTCTGCAGAAGATTCAATTTTAATATTCTTAGACTTATGATAGACTGTATTTGCAGTCGTATAATATTGATTTGCTGCTGAGAATATCGTTAAATCGTTTGCAGTAGTGACGTTTGATGTGTTTGAATTGATAACAAGTTTATCGTCGATAGAAATATACTGATTGTTTGCTGTAATTGTTGATGTGTTAGCAATATCAAAGTGAAGAGTATTTGCTTTAACGTTGAAGCCGCCGTTAATCGCAACGTTCATATTTCCACTAACAGATGCTTCTAGATTATTCTCAACTTGCAAGAAACAATCGCCAACAACCTTAATGTGTGCATTTGACTCAAGAACGATATTCACTTTTCCAGCAACGTACAGATGATCATCGCTCATCACGATTCTATAATTGTTCTTTACAATTTTCTCAACCTTCGAACCACTTGGATAAAACTCGGTAAAACTGCCTGAACGATGAGCCAAATGAACTCGCTCAAACCCTGGTGTATCATCCATCTCAAAGATGTGACCAGATTCGGTTTCCTTTACTTTGTTATATGGATATTCGGCAGCGTATGCTGGTGCTGGCTCTGACCAAGACTCTCCAAACGCACCATTTGCACTGATCACCGAACGTTCTCTGTATCGTTGAGGTGTTGTTTTTCCAAGTTTAGTGGCAAGATCAGAAATGGATGGCTTACCAATATCTTCTTGTAGTGGATACTTTAAAGAATCTGCATTGTCGTCTGTTGAAATATCCGTTTCGTGAACCTGTACGCCGATGCCTGCGCCTGAAGCAGAAACTGGGTTACGAGTTTTTGTTACATCAGCTCGTTCAGTTAAAATTTCTGTTTTAGGGATTGATTTGAACAGAGTTGCTGCAGCATGAGAGAGAATGTTTTCACTATGCAGATACTTACCAGTGAGTGATCTTAATGCACTAGTGCTCAATAATTGAGCTGCTCGAACAACATCACCTGAAGTCACTGCAGAACGAATACCGTCTTTCTCAAAGTTGACCTGTGCACCAAGATTATATGCTGTCAATGTTAATCCAGCCTTCTGTGCAACGTTCAATCCACCCCATCCTTCCTCGCCGATAGATGAACGAGCAGCTTCGATTGCAGCGGCAATGTCTAGATTTAAAAGAACTCTAGCCTGAGTTTCAGTTATTTCAGTATCCGCGCCATTAATTCCGAGAATTGGAACTAGTTCTCCGTTCAAAAGATCAATATGACCTTTCTTTAATTCTTGTGCTGTGAATTTGTGGTTATATCCAACGATGAATAGGTTTCCTTCAATATACGAAGGTCTTGCAGTACGCGAAAGTGGCACGTGAATAATAATGTTATCTCTTGCAACTCTCTCTACACCAACAGCATCATTAATAATGTTTCCGCTGATGGCATCTACTTGACCAGAAGGTGCTTCAGGATAATCAATCGCAATTGGTTTCTTTGGAGAATTTTTAATCTTTTTAGAGGTTCTTAAATCACCAAATCCCTTTGCCACAGGTGCAATTTGTTGATTGATACCAGGAATGACACCAAGTATTGCAGGTGATTGACAGAAAGAACCATCTAGGAAAAAGCCGAAAACATATTCGCCTTCTTTCGGCGCAGCAAAGGCATCATTATTATTAACTGAATAAATTGAGATAGCCCATGGCAAATCTTCTGTTGGGATTGCGACCAGATCATCTGTGTGAATGCCAAAAACGCGCACACGGCATCTACCCAACTTTTCGGGATCGTCGCGGTCTTCAACAACGCCAATCCACCACTGAAAGCCGTCTTGTCCAATAAAATTCTTTTTAAATTTCATGAGTTAATTGCCAAATTCCAACCAGAATTAAATGGTGGGCTATAATTGAGATTTAAGTTCATTGAGTCTTTGCACAACTGTGCATGGCAAAAATATTTATCATCAACTAATTGATGTCTCAATCCAGTGATAAGATATTTGCCAGACATGATTGGGTCTAATGTAATGTTATTCGAATCTGTTTGTGCGTCGTTCTTTGGAATCTTCACATTGACAATATCACCAACAGAGATCGAACTATCGCCAGGAATATCAATGTGAAGTCGAGTGCTGTTGAGCAATGCAATTCTTGCTGCGCGCATCAACAACCACTGACTTGCTAGGTTGTCCTGGAATTTTGGAAACATCTTGACATATGCCGAAGCCTGATTCAACGAGTTCCCTAATCTATTTTTAGCGTAATTAAACGGCAGATAATCATTTAGTGTTTTAATAGTAGATCTATTTGATCCAAACTGTTCAAACTCAGTTGTGCGATTCATTACATCGAGTTTGAGTAATTCAGAGGCATATGCACCGTTGTTGATGCTA